CCCACTTCATCATCCCAGCGCCATTTGCGTTTGAGAAAACTAATGTCATTTATATGGATAAAAGGCACACTCTCAGATTCTTTATCTGCCATAGTGTATGTAATACCAATGAAAAGCATAGCATCTTGAATAGTAGTGTGACTGAAATTGTCACACTCCTTGTTCACACTCATAACATTGTCATCACCATATGTCAATAGTGAAACATTGTCTTTGAACGTGGAAACATCATGACCACAGGTGTGGTAGGCATAGCGCATGTATAGTGCGTTTGCCAAGCTATTGATGACCACTGTGAGTGGATGTCCTGAAGGATTAGATCCATAGAAAGAACAAAGGTTGCCATTCATATCAATCAAAGGGAATGCTGTGTCTTCAGCTATACCGCGAACAACTTGTAATTGTTCTTCAGTATATCCGGCTGCTTTGCATATATTTGAAATGATTTCGAATGCTGCTAAAATGATGCATGCTGGCATTGACTTGTCGAATGCTTTGTAATCACCAGCGACCATACGGTCTTTACCAAATTTAGTTATATGGTGATACAGCATTTCCCATTCAGTTGATTGAGCAATAGTACCAGGAGCAGCTTCAAAGAGAATGCCATTTCTTTGCATCACGCGAGTGAATGCTAGACAATACTTTCTCACCACAATGCTCCAGTCACCTGGTGCACATGTAAAAACTCTGGTTTTACCCATCTGAGCCTTTTTGAGGCTTACGGGTTCATCTTTCAGACAACCTGAAAATACAGGGTGCACGCGTTCTCCACTAACATAACGTTGTTCGTAGTCTTGTGCACGGGACAGTATTTCATCAGTGAAGGTGACACGTTGATCAATTCCATCGGCTGGTTGGAGTTCGATAATGAAGTTTTTCTTACTCCGGCGCCAAGGAAAACCCATGCTAGATTTCATATTCATTCGATCTACATAAGCTACTCCTGGGGCACCATTGATGGCAGTTTGAGTATCATACACATGAATAAGAGAAAGTTCTTCCTGAGGAAGACCCTTCAAAATATCATTTGTAAATGCTAATACACATTCTCGCAAAATAGCAGTGTCCACATTGGTTGCAGGTTGCACCATATCTTGCATGGCAATGTGCCATGGTTTCCAGCCTGTCATGACAGGACGCGCAAATTTGAGTTCATACCCAGCTTCACGCATACTATCACAAATAAGGGATTCTGTGACATGACTTCTGCCTCTGCCTTGAAATTCTCCAAAAGAACCATAAGCGTGAGCTGAGCCAAATTCAAGATATCGCAAGGGACACTTCGCACTGAGTTCTGTTAACGTTTTAGTTGTAGATTCTGTGCATAATTTGGTGTAACCTCTTGCTGTGCCAATTTTAACATTCGCTTCAAGAAATTGCCTTGTAACACGTGTTGCGCCACAACAGTTGTCATACCCAATAGCATGAATGCCTAGGATGACAGGTCCATGTCTCATTTGTGTAATGAGAGCAGAACCACATTGACCCGCTTTTGTAGGAAGATCAACTTTGCCTGTCCATAGATCGAGACGAGTCTCCAAACCTTGAACTGGCATGTTCTCCTCAAAATGAATATCATGCACTATTTTACGAAATTCGCTGCCATCGGCATTGCGACTCAAGTAATAGCCTTTGTGGTCTCCTCGTAAGGTTTCTTCACAAAAGTAAGCAATAATATTTCGACCGGGGTGGATCTGTGGAAAAGTTACAAGAGCTAAGTCATTATTGGGAAATCGCACAATTTCATGTGTTGAGAATAAAAATTCCATATTGGCTGTAACGCCTTCACCTACTGGTGCTCTGATGAATTTTACTCTACAAACTTTGATGTGAGCGGGAGGCATACAATGGTTGTTAAATAACCAAGTATGTCCTTGAACATTGATACCACGTGCTACTCTCATAATACCCTCGAAAGAGTAATAGAAATAAGCACTGGAACGCATAATGTTGTCATCAAATTCTTGCAATTTTCCTTTAAAAGCCATTGTGGTAGGTGTGACATCTAACTTCGAGAGTTCGTATCTATCCTTGAACCATGGGTTGACTTTTTCAAATGCAGCTGGTTGTGGAGCTCTGCCAATATCATGTATAGGCACAGCATCAACTATATCGTCAGACTGAAATTTCATTGTGTAAACTAATTTCTTGCACGTTGGACTACATACCACATGGGGTTGGTCTGCTGTGCATTCATCACATTCAGTCTTAGGATCATACCAATATTGCATTGAAGAAATGGCTTTCTTGCGTGGTGCAGGTGCTGGGACATCCTCTTCTGGAGGTGTCATCTTGAACAACAGTGGCTTCATATAAGCGTAAATGGACCCAATAGCAAAGCTGAGTGCATATCCACTAATGAGCTTAACTGGCAATCCAATTTGTTGTTGCACACGCCCACCCATAAGACGGAATAACTGTCGGCGGGCAGGTCTGCATCGCAAACCAAATGCTATGCTTCTCCATATCCAATAATCAGCTCCTTCGTAGGCATAAGCTGCCACGACGGCTAATTGAGGACACCATATGAAGATGTATAGAGCAACACATGCGAGTGTCATATAGAGTGAATCTCTAAAAGACATTATTCGCACAAGCTTCCACCATGTCATCTGTTCATCAAATGTATCATGGAAAGTGCTCAAGTGTTGTATGTGCTCATGAACTTGGGGAGTGACGGCAAATGGATCAATGACTGTTTCATTCTGCCAAAAGAACATTTTGTTAGCATCATTTGCTTTTTGTTTTTGTGTAAACTTGTTCTTTGGTTCTCTGAAATCATATGATCGTTTTTTCTTTCTCTCTGCCTTTTCTTCCAATTCTTGTTCTTTGGAAATGTCAATCTCCTGTTCTGGTGCCTTACACAAAGTAGCAATGTCGGTATTTTGTAAATCACCACAAATACAGTGATCATTAGGAATATCACATCCT